TTTATCATAATGCAAGTAGCAAGCAACACCAGTGTCACCAGTGTACCTGTTCTTTAAGATACGTATGGTGGTGGTGTTGGCTGCTTGCTCATCGTCTGCCTGTTGGTTACGCTCCAGTGCTATGACTGCATCAGATAGATGTGCAATGCTGGCAGACCCACGAAGGTGTGACAGTGATACCTCACGTCCATCCTCATGTCCACGATCACCACTTGGCCGACGTAGGTGGCTCACAAGCAGCAAGCCTATGTTTGTTTCTTCAACCAGAGAACGTAGCTTAGTCATTAGAATGTCAATTGATTTACGTTCATCACCGTTGTCTTCCTGACCTGATACTAAGATAGATAGGTGGTCAAGGATAATCCACTTGGTGCCTAATGCTTTAGCCATGTAGCGGACACGTCCCAAGACTTCATCGTTACTGATAGAACCGAAGTGATCAAAGGCAAAGAACCTCTTACTGCCTAGGGTTTTATCCTGCCATACCCGTAGCTGTTCCTTGGTATACTGCTCACGTACTTCTTTAATATACAGCCTAGCATTGGCCTCCACCGACATGATATTAAAGGCTGTGTTACGTGTGCTTTCTTCCATTGCCAAGATACCAATGTTATCTTTGGTATTCATTAGTAGGTGGTGCATTAGCTCACGCATGATACTAGACTTACCCATACCAGCACCACTGGTGAACGTCACTAGCTCACCCGTCCTCATACCATAGGTCTTCTCATTGAGTTGTGTCCAAGGGTAGAGGCAGGTCTCGCAGTAGCTCTCATCGTATAGACTATCCCCTAGATCATGCAGGTTGACAATCCCAGCAGGGGTGAAGGACTTAGCGCCCCACCATGCAGTCATGAAGTCTTCTGACTTACCCACCTTGAGGTATTCGTTGGCATCCTTCAAGTCTAGGTTCATAACCTTACACTTATTAGGCTCAAAGATTTCAGCTACATCAGCAGCAGCTTGCTTACCAGCCTTGTCGTTGTCAAAGCATAAGACTACCTGCTCAAACTGGTTGAGGTACTCAAAGGATTGCTTACAATTAGATACCGCTGAAGCTGCACCATTCTTCAGGGAAACGACAGGCCACTTAGACCCCATCATTTGATAGGCAGACATTGCATCTACCTCACCCTCACAAACGGTAACGAACTTACCCTTCTGAGTGAACACATTCTGACCAAAGAGGCCAGCACTGGTCATCTGTCCTTCGGACCAGAACTTTTTGTTGGCTGTGTCACGTACCTTATTACAGATATGATTACCATTCGTATCAAAGTACTGATAGACATGGTGTGTTGTCATGGACCCCTTCTTTTTTGTGAGGGTGCCATACTTCTTGGCTGTATCTCTAAGTATCTTGCGATCTGAGATATCATTATACTCAGCCATCTTGCTGGATGTTAGTTCAGTAGGTGACGTAGCCGCCACAGTCTGTTGTATTGGTAGTTTAGTAGCCATAGTCGTGACTTCCTTTGAGTGTTGATAAGTTTTACAGCTAAAGCAGAAGGTGTGTCCATCGTTGTAGTGATGGTTGGCGTCAGAAGAATCACACTTGGGACACGGTCCTTTTCTTCCTTGTTCTTCGGGCTGCATTGGAATATCCTTTTGCAATTGAATAGGTCTCATGGTCTGACAGTCTCAGCATATAGCACAAGCCCTGCCTGTCGTCAAGCTCTTGTTGTGCTTCACGTCTAGTCCTGTAGCTTTTCAGGATGTTATTCTTGTATACTATGTTATACATCGTCGAAGGTTTCATCCCATAGATTGCTGACAAAATCTTCTTTATCTTCCATGATCTCATTGATCTCAATGTTGGCTAGTTTCCTAGCCTCTTTAATATCATAGCCTTCTTCTTTGTACTGGCGAACAAGTCCCCTCAATAGGGATGACCGTTCTTTCTGCCAAAAATTTTTACTCATTATCTATCATATCTTCTATAAACTTTTCTACTTCTTCCTCGTTTGTAGGTTCATACCCATTGTCTAACATAGTATACCATAGATCAGCAGGATATCCAAGAGATTTTCTTAGGGACTCTTGCTTCTCTTTCCAGTGAGCATAAAAGTTATGTATCTCTGCCGTCACTTAACTCAGCCCATAATTTATTTGGAGTGCTGCCCTGCTTTGCAATAGACAATTCTTTTCTAAGTTGTTTATTAGCGTCAGTCAACTCTCTTACTTGTGACTTTAGTGTAGCTATATTTTTATGTAGGACAGCTACATACCCATTATATTCTTCAGTGAACTCTGTCAATTCTAACACATCCTTCCTCAAATACTACACTATCATCAATCCCTAGAGAGTGTAGAAATTGTATAGCTTCTCCTTCAGTATCAAACTTAAGAGGTGTACCAGTGGGCGTTGTTAATAGATCAAAACAATCAAACTCTTTTATGTCTACACACTTTTCATTTAGAATGTCTTGAACTATTATAAACATTTAATTTAAAACTTACGCTTACTGATAAACTTTTGTAAATCTTTCTCGACCCAACTAATTTCTTTTTCAATTACTGTGCGTGTCTTGATAAGAAACTTTAGCTTCTCTGAAAAATCAAGACGATCATAGTCAGCAGTTGCTACCAAAGTTGGAACGCTTGCAACCTTTTTAATCTCTAGTATATTAGACATCTGTACGCCTTTCATTTACTCCAAACATTTCCCCAATAGATTCAGGAAAGAGATCATATTCTTTAGACATACCACCTACAATATCTCTTTCAATATCATTAAGAGATAGCTCAGACCAGTAAACTTCTAGTGCTTTAGTGTCACGCCTAGCTCTAAACATATGATACTCTCCCGCAGGAACTATCGCTACGTCTTCAGCATATAGAACTGTGACATCTACTAAGTCGTAGTCTTTCCACCTATGTATTTCTAACTCACCATCCTCCACATAGAAAGCATTTATCTTTGACTGATGGCAATGCTTAGAGCAATACCCACCAGCATTAATAAAGATAGAATGCAATTCTATTTGAGGACGTTGGATGAGGGGGATCGTTGTCCCCCACACCTTTCCTTCTACTATACTCATTAATCTTTACTCATTTCTTCATTCATATTTAAGAACCCATTGATGTCTGCTATACTTACTTCAGCTATACTACTTACAGTAAACCCAGAGAAAACTAAAGCAGATACAACATACTCTTGTAGTTCTTCAGGTATATCTTTATGGTTGTAGTAATTAAAGTACATAACTTACTATCTCCTTTTCTGTATTATATCACATATAGAACCACAGTGCAACTATAATTATGCTACCTCCAATTCTAATAGTCCAACTATAACATATCCAACTACATATAATGCTAATCCAATCATAATAAGGTCGTGTTTTGACATCATGCAGCCTCCAATTCTAACCAAGCAGGTGACACCAACATTTTCTTCACCTCTTCTTCACGCAATACTTTACGGGTGTGTGCCTTACCCTTCATTCTAGATGTAGCTGTGTGGCTAGACCACTCAGTAGCAGCCTGATAGGCCGTCCAGAGTGAACCCTTCACCTGTGTACCATACTTCTCATAGAGACCCTTACCATGTACGTGTCGGTTCTCATTGTCAAAGGTCTTCATGAGGTTAGACAACATAACTTTGTTGGCTACATTCTTACGCTTAACATTATCAAATCGTTTGGCTAGTGTCTTGGTGAACAAAGAGATAGCATTGTCTCTACTAAGCTCAGTATTGTACCACCCCTTCATCTGCGTCAGACCATCACCAGCTACGTACTCAGATGCTACCCTGATCTTGGCACCAAATGACACAGCATCAAAGCCCTTGGTGTGCCTACCATACACATAGGCCAGCTTATCACCACTGACTAAGGTGTTGAAACAGAACGACCTGAAGAGGCCCATCATACCATTGTTGGCCCATGTCCTGTTGTGACTGGTGCGGAAGACAAACTGTGGTATCACTGGACCTGTGCCATCTATGTCCTGTGCATGGGCAGGGAACTTAGCAATCAACTCCATCCTTGCACCACTGTCGTAGGTGTTGGTGGTGAAGTCAGCATCAGTCAGGTCTAATCCTGCTAGGTTGAGTGCCTCTTCGATCTGATCTACGATAGTAAGATACTGCGTAGGCTCATAGCTATCTGATACAATAGCCAGTGGCTCCATAGTATCTACACGACGCAGACCTACACCAATCTCTTTGGGTATTTTAGTTAGGGTGCTAGGGTTATGTAGCCCAGAGTAGGGTGTATACAGTGGGAACTTCTCTACTTGAAAGTTTAGTTTATCGTGGTCAAACATATTCATTCTCCATTCCGTAGCATAACTACATTACTAGAATTATTAATTAATTGTTTATTCAGAAGCAGTTTAATTTTTTCTGGATCGTCACATTTTAGGTAATAACCTGCAAGATTTTCATAAGCATAATCTATCAAAGTATCTATATCCCATCCACCTACTTCTTGATAAACAGCATCTAAAAGTTCTTCAAGTTCTTCTTCTGTATATTCTTTAGGCATTAGTCATCTCCTGTTTCTAGGGTAATAGGTGCATCAGTTTCATGGAAGCACGTGAGTTTAAGTTTTTCTCCACGTGTTGTTGTTACCTCTACTTCTACTGTTCCAAATGTTTCCATATCTGTTTTAGATATAACAATAGAACTTACATCGTGCAGTGTAGTATTCATTGGTCTTCCTTAGTTAGTTAACATTACATTAAGAGTATTAGCGTAGTCTTCCTTCACGTCATCTACAGTGTCATACTGATAATTTTCTTCATAGTATTCCTTCTCACCAGTACCCTCGCACTCATGGCATTTGTTGGGTGTAGTATAATAACTATATAATTCACCATGTCCACCACAATCTACGCATTGTTGTACAATAATCCAAGTCATTACATTAACTCCATGTTAATAAACTCCACGAGTTTGCTTGCGTCACTTAGTCGCACCACTTGTCCAAGCATTCCCTTAGAATTTCCATATTTATCTACACTGATTAGCACTGCCTCAATAGAACCTTTTTCTCTAATACCTTCTACCCCTAGAATATTTTTCTCATGAGTAGAGACTTGAATTAAAGATATGTACACGCCATCCTTTAATTTTATTCTAATTCCACCTGACATATTATTTTCTCCTCTCATCCCATTGCTTCAAGCAAGGCATCGTATTCAGCCTCTAGTTTTGCATAGTAGTCACTGTCACGATCATGCAATTTCATAGTCTCTCTAACATCTTTGAGTGCAAAGTCACGTTGAACTTCTGTCATTAGTCTAACTTTTTCTGTCATTACTTTATGAAGCATGTGATGTCTCCTTATCCAGCATTAAAAGAGGCGCAGATTATAGCACCGAAATAAACGTCTTCGTCTGCTTCGCCCACGACCTCACCTAGATATAGCAACTCTACTAAGTCGGGGCGTGATACCCAATCTTCATACATATCAAAACTTCCTGATCCACCACCGGGATGTATATTCTGTGCCTCTTCTGCACTATTAGCCACTACTACGGCACTACGAAACGTGTCATAGCCTGTGTTGATATCCTGATATATTTTAAATAGTTTCATTTAATTTTTTCCTTATCTTAGTGCTGCAATTAATCTAGCCTTAACAGTTTGTTGGTAGGGTATTCTCTCGATCTTTTCATTGAAAGCCAATGACTTATCATAATAAGTATTTCTTCTTTGAGGATAAACATATTCTCTATTGTTTGGTATACACATACCAGCCCTATTCTTAATACCTATTACAGCATTCTTTGTAAGTAAAGTATTTAATTTACCCCTACATAATCTATTGGCTTCAACTGCTACTTGATTTGCAGTCAGCCCCTTCTTTAAAAGATCCAGAACTATTTGTTTTGTCTCTTGTTTGTGCGGTACTATAAGCATTAGCCTACTCCTTCACTAGTTCAAACTTCTAGAATTTCTAGAACATCACATATCATTTAATGTTATGTACTCTGCGCCACACAACCCACGTAATTGCTTGAATTTCAAAGGCTTTTAGCGGTCTTCCGTTAACCCTTGCACGTTTACCAGCATCTACGTAAGCGTCTGAGATGGTCTTATATTCTTTTTTCCCTACGTTTGTCTTGTCATCTGTCAGACTATGACGCTCGCCATAGTATATATTTTTAGCGTGACCATCCACTGTGCAGGTATCATCGCCCATAATATTCCTATAGAATGAGACAATTTTCTGCCCATTTAGTATAGCGATGACGCCTTCATGGTCTGGCATTGCCTCAAGTATCGACCATGCTTTACGCTTCATGGTGTGGTATGTCGATACTTTTACGTCATCAATATCATCGCCATTTGTGAATGCCCCTATCAAATCATGAGCGTTCAAGACGTTCCTATCCCACTTATTATTTGGTGACAGTGCGGCAACCACACCCGTGACAATGTGGACAGGCACCTCTAAGTCTATCGCTATCCTATTGCACTGTGC